GCCCATGATACCATACTATTATATTCAGCTTCACCACCTACAGAATTTTTAATAGTATTAACATCTCCCTGTGAAAGATCTTCTGGGAAAGATGTTTGATCGGTTGTTTGTGGGTTGTTTTTTGTCATTTCCATGTAGGCGTTTACTAAATCCTGGCTGCTCATTTGAGTAAACTTACTCATGGTTTCTTCAGTCAAACTACCACTGTCATAATATTCAGTGGAAGCTTCATTGATTAAAGTTTCAGCAGCAGAAATTTCTCTAGGTTCGGTATCCTTTTCATCTGTTTCTACTTCATCTTCAACTGTATCTTCAGTTGTAAGCTCATTAGATTCATTAGATTTCTCACCTAACTTTTGTTGTAATTCAACATAAGCTTTCTCTAAAGATTCAGCATCTTTATACTTACCAGCTAAAAGCTGCTCTTGTTCTGCTACTAATTTTTCACCAACTGCCAATGAATCTTGTTCATCAGCGGTTAAGTCAGTACCAACTGTCTCCGTTTGTGGATCAGTATTGACTGTTAATGTTTCTGCCATTATTATTCAGGTGGTAGTTGTTGTTCTTCTTGCATCATCGCTGCTTGTTCAGCTACCATCTCACCCATAGCGGCTGTACCTTCTGGATTCTTAGACGGATCCATCATAGGTGAGCCCGCAACTTGACCTACTTGGCCCATAAGTTGAGATTGTGCTGCCATTTGTTGCTGCTGCGCAGCTTCTTCGGCTAGCTTCTGTTCAGTCTTAACAAGATTTAATATATCAATACCTTGTGCTGCAGCTAATCGTTTGATAGCTTCAGACGGATTAATATATCTTGCTAATGCTTCTGGTCCCATTGTTTGAGCAATAGTTCCAATGAAAGCAGTGAGGCTTTCTCTATCCTGTCCACGTCCTAGAGCATTAACTCCAGCTACAATAGAAGGACGAACTAAATCTTTAGGTAATTTAGGTATCTGATTACTACGTTGTAATACAAGTAGAGTTCTATTAAGATATGGAATTAAGAATTCAATTGTAAGTAGTGAGAATATACCACCCAATTGTTGTTCTAATTCTAATTGTGTAAGACGTACTTCTTCTGCTGTAACACGTTCTGCTTGACGCACATTCATTAACAAGAAAGCATCACTCAATCTCTTCTCAATTTGCTGAGCCAGATTGGCTGCAGTTTGGAAGTCAGCAGTTTTGCCTACTTGAATTACTTGTACATCTTCAGGTCTACCCTGAACGATTGCACCGTTACCAGCATCGGCTATAGTCTTTGGTTTTGTAGTTGATGATGGCGATACTAGGAAGATAACTTTTGCAGCTACTGCAGAGCCTTCTACTAGTGCCTGAGAGAGTCCTTCGAGTGACTTAAAGTCCCCGATAAATTCTTCGACACGTCCTCTTCCATAATCTTCACCGTCAACTGTATTAAATCGAAGTGGTAGCCATGGACTTGCAGACTTAGGTGCTGTACTTCTTGTACCGGGAATAATCTTATCGTGACATTCCTGATGCCAGATCCAGCGCCCACTGTTATCATCCAATCGGACGTAAGTGTATACTTCTACGTCATCATCGTCTGAGCTTGTCTTACCTTCATCGTTAACACGATTAGGTTGTTCCATTTTTAATGGCTTGTTACCTAACAGCTCTTCATTAAGTATCTTTTGACTAATAAGTTCTTTCGTAACTATTTCTAATAAGTTACCGTTACCATCTCTATTAATTACAAAACGATTTAATGGATAATTCTTTAGCCCATCCTTACCCATAAATATCAAAGCATTACCACCTACAATAAGGTGTTTCAATGCTTGATGTACAACTACTCTATCACTAGAAGCTGCGATATAATCCATGACCATCCTCTCCATCTTGGAGAAAGATAAATCAAGTTCGCTTCTCATTGCTGGGTCAAATTCTTCACCCAACTTGTCCTCTCTCACTTGTAGCTTAAAGAATGTTGTTTGTGGTGGCAGTAACGCCAGCATTAATTTAGCTGCCAGCGTTACTACGCATTTTGCACCAACACTCTGCCATGGAGTAGTGATTCGTCTACGAGTTGTATTTGTATCGTCTGAAATTAAATAAGGTAACGTGAGTTCAGAGCAATCAACTGCTGTGTCCAAGAACTGGGAACGATTAGTAGTTAATTGGTTGTATCTCTCACGTGCATTATTCATTGATTAACTCCTCCAGCTGGGTCAGTTGTACCTGTTTGTATATCAGGTTCGAGAGGTATTCTCAAACTTTCTGTCCCAGACGCGTATGGATTTTTTTCCTTTTTACTTTTCGCATCTCTCACCGCTGCGTTCACCTCTTCATCCACCGGCTTAGGATCTGGTAATGGCTCTCTAGGTGGCGGTGTTGGCGGTGGTGGTGGCGGTAACGGTGTTGGTGGGGGTGGCTTAGGGGGTTTGCTGAAGCACATTAAATCTCATCCTCCATGATAGATTTTATATATTCAATAACACTGGCTTGACCCGCACGATACATAATAGATTCGATTGGTTCCTTAGGATGAACTGGTTTCCAACCGAAGTTAGAGTCAAGCCTATTAATTAGTTCATCCAGTCTACTATTATGTAACTTAAGCGTATTGAGGGAGATTGGTGTTTGCATGTTCAAAGAATGCTGGCATCCGAGCTGTTTTTGTAGAAATTAATTCTGGTGCTCGGCCTTCGTACATTAACCGATCGCTGGCATCGAGCCAGAATTTTTTGTCCAAATATTTGCAGGTAGTATTAATACCTAGAGGTTGAACAATCCAGTTAATGGTGGCCTTCCTAAGTTTATCCAAAGAAGGAGAAGCAGATAGACCCAACTCTGCACATACAAGAGAATTACTGCCGACATGGATCTGTTCGTCTCTTGAGATATCTGCCGAAACTGTGCGTAAAGCAGCATCGCCATTAAACCTAAAGAAAGGGAGAAGAACAAAGAAGATTGCTCTTTCAGCCACAAGAGCTTTGGTAATTGTATGGTCAGGGTGTTCAATCCAGGCATCTCTTAATTTAATTCCTTCTTTTTCTGCATCTTCATCTGCACCTACAGCATTTACTATGTACTGTAGAGCAGTATCATGCTTTATTTCATCTTTAACATTTGATTCAAGGAGTTTACGGGCGTTATCTGGGACACTCTTTTCAAGTGCCTCAGTAATAAACGCTCCAACTGGCAACTCCATATGGCGTATTGCCAGAGCACGCTTGATGGTCTCTTCTGATCCATCACGGAACGTACCCTTGGTACCTTGGACGGGTGTCCATGTTCTTTTTCGTTCTAATAGTGTATCGTATGGATGTTTTCTCATTCTTGACAATCACAGGTTACAGGTATGTCGTCTGATTTCTCAGACAATAAATCCTGCAAGTAATCATCGACTTCTGCTTGATCTAATGCTGCATACGCATCGGTCTTATCTTGCACGTCGCCCATTACTTGTAAGGAGTAGTAAAGGGAGGTTTGCGGTGATAGCAACCACTCTTCCACGAATTTACGATCGTAGGTTACAACATCACTCCAAGAGTTGAATGAGTATCCGTGAAGAAGTCCCGTATTATCTAACATAATCATCAGTTCGTCAGCTACTGTCTTGTAAGCTTTCCAACCAACTTCACTAGCGATTTCTACATCGCCATATTTATACCTCTGTACACCAAAGGTTCCGCTATCACGGTCAACCCAGGTAGAGATAGGTGGTGCTATTTCTGGTGTGGCAGTAAAGCCATCTAAGTCTTCGCTTCTATAAGAACACGAAGCAGTTGGGGCTATAGCAAAAGCCCTTACCATCTTATAATTTTTAGCAATCTCTGCTGCGGCAGTAATGCCCCGCTTAAATTCCCAAGCAAGAGTACCTGGTAAATAATCAACAGGTTGGTTACTGTTTATTTGATGTAAAGCTTCACCAAATTGCGAATAAGTTATTCCGTATCGTCGTAAGAGATTTGCAAGCCCGAGGACGCCAAGGCCGACCTGTCTGTCGGTATCACTTGGCAAATATTCTCCAGTTGCTCCAACACCTGTCCGACCATGGAGCTCGCACAATTGCTGCATACCTTCACTGAAAGCCTGCTTGATGGTGCCGAGCTCACAGGCAGCGAGATTGACATGTTGTAACAAGCACGTTCCGCGTGAGGGCAGGTAAACCTCAAGACAGACGTTGCCATAGATTCGTTCTCCATTGTTGTCATATTTGATTTTATTTAGCCAGATATCACCTGACTTAATACCATGTAATAAAGAATCTTTTACTTTATTATCACAGCTTTGCCATTTTCCCGGATCAATGTCCACGCACCTTTTGACCCATGAGAGTTCAGATCTAGGTGCTTCAATAAAATCAAGGATATCGGCATGGTCAAGATCAAGATGCAGTACAACAGCACCATTTTTATAGACCCCGCCTCTTCTGAGCGTTTCATTTAATGTTGAGTAGATTTTTCCAAAGGATACTGGGCCAGAAGCTGTAAGACCTTTTCCGTTTTCTGCTCCTTTGGGACGGAGCTTAGATAGATGGACCGCAACTCCTGCGCCAAATCTGAGTCCATGCGATACATATCTCCAGCTTGCTTCGATGCCATTTTCTCCCTCCATAGAATCCTCTACGACGAAAACGGTGCAGCTCACTGGCAGTCTTGATTCTGGGTTATCCAACCATGATTGGACCCGACCAGTGCGGGAAATAAGTTCAGCAGTCATTTCAAATTAAATCCGATAGATCAGGTGGTTTGTAGTTTGGTCCTTTAAGAACCTTTCCATCTTCTCGGCGTATGGGTTTATCGTCTTCTCCGAGTTTGGACATGTTACTTTCGTGTACTCTATTTAAGGCTTCATCTAAAAACCAATGCATATTTTCAGCATATTGGTAGCATACATAGACTAAATCAGCAAGCTCCTTAAGACATTCCATTTGAACGTTGTGACCGTGCCTAAATAGCATACCATCAGCCTCTAGGAATTCTTTAAATTCTTCAATAATCAAATCCTTTTGGTAAGACGTTTCTGGTCTAGCATGAGAGTTCTTTATCCCGTACTTTGTACGGAATTCCTTGGCTTGCTCTGAAATAAACGTCTTTCTCATAGTCAAGTTCATTGGTGAGGTAGTGGATTGCTTTTTCTAAATCTTGTATCTTGCTATTTGTTTTGTACCCTGCCCTGCAGATGTACTTGATAGCATTACCGAGGTGGAAATTCAGTGATTGTTCCCTAATAAAATCCCAAACATCGGTAGAACCCCGTTTGTAGTATTCGGGGCCGTATGGATCGGTGGTGGCCATTTCTTTACTAAATTGGTGATTGAATTTCCAAGTATAAAATTTTGATGTTGTAAGGCTAGTAAATACGTAATTATAGCTTCTTTTTCAGTGTCGTAATTCTGCCTTACACCATCTTCAGTTGTCCTGAGTTTTAGATCCTGTTCCACCGTCAACTCTGTAATCGGGGCTGGGATCCCATAAGATTGGTCTGTTCTTTTTGAAGTCATAATCATCTACAGTTAAAATCTTTGCTAATCTTGCATTAGTTAATGCATCATCTTCGGATAAATCACGTTCAGCAAAGGCTTCAACTACTGTTTTCCAGGAGTACCCTTTGTCATTGAATAGTGTCTCAGCTCGTTTAACACCAATCCCAGGTACTCCACCGTATCCATCAGTTTGATCCCCAGAAATCGATTGAATTAGATGCCATTTAGCACCTGCATCCTTGTCGATTGTG